CTGTGTATCCTTTTGCTTGTTGCGCTAGATAACTGTTAGTGTTTGGATCAAAATCTTTTTCACGTAAATTTACTTTACTTACAAAACTACTATCACTAAGCCTTGCTCTATCCATTTGAAGACTTGTAATATAAACACCAATACGAGGAGCACTTGGCAATTTGTTTTCTGAGTTTTCTCTTATAATGCTGCCGACTTGTCTTGTAATATCACCGTACATACAAGGCACACGTCTAAGATCGCCATCGCCATCTTGGTAACTAAAGTTGCTGAATACTCTAATAATTTGCGTTAGGTATCTACGTATTTGTCCGTCATAAAAAAACTGCATTAGTTACTTGCCTTTGCTCTTAGTGCTTTGCTTAGTGCTTGTCTTTCAACAACTTCTTCGCCACCTATTGTATTTACAGTAGTGTTATTGATAAATGTTCCTTTTAGAGTATCTCTAGTATCATCATTTGTCATAGTTGTTCTTACAGCATCTTCTATTTTCTTCCAGCTGTTTCCATCATATCTAAACAGTCTGTTTGGTAGTAGGTCTGTCCTTAAAAAATAAGTGCCAACATCAGCACTTGAAGGAAATCCTGTTCCTTGACTAAAAGGTGCACCATTAGGTGGTATGCCATCTCCTACTAGATAACCTTGATATCCGTTGCCGTCTGGTGTAATAAAAACAGTGTCACTTGTGATAGTACCATCAACCAGTAGGTCTTGATAATCGGTGCTTACAATTGCAACTTCGCCATTTTCTTTTACACTCAATGTATAAAATTGGATTGTACTATACCCGCTTTGATTTGCATATTCTTCTGCTTGAGCAATAACAGCGTCATTGATTTGCATTTCTTTTTCATAAGTGCTCAACACATCACGTAATGTATTTCCTGCTTCGTCGTCTGCAGGTAGATCTAAAATGTCTTTGTATTCTTGTGAATCCATGATTTGTTTTACACGAACTCTATATAAATGTGGATACCAAGTTTGACTGAATCCTTCGGCTGCTCTAGTAACTTCGTCTACAACATAAAAACGTTTCAAAGCCACACTGTAATCATTAGCTGCATATTCGTCTACCAAATGAGGAAGTTCAAAAACATCCCCAGGCATAATTTTTCTACCTAATGTTTTAACACTTGCATTTATATGCATTGTCATAAACAATGTGTCATTTTGTAAAAATAAACCAAATTGACTTAAATCAAAATCTTGGTCTTGTACATTGTAATGTGCTCGTACTGTATAGATATCTTCGTCATACTTTCTATCACGATTTTCTAAAAACAGCAAGTCTTGTATGTTTGTTTCTTCAACAACATCATATGCTGGTTGTTCTGGTGTAGCATCTTCGGCACTAACGGATTTAGGACCTAGATACTTGTGTATTAGTAAATCTGTACCGCCTACAGTGAATTGTTCATAGACAATTTTGTCTAAGAACTCGTAATCATGCGACCTCTCCGGTCTATATAAACTCAAACGTGGCATACACATATTTATCGATAAATACAATTGGAGAACAAGATGGCAGACAGTAACCTAACAACACAAAAGCAACAAGTATTTGATTATGTGAATGCATTCCTAGGTGGAGGAATGGTTGACGTTGAACTTGATCCAATACATTATGAAACTGCACTTACTAAGGCGTTGACCAAGTATAGACAGCGTAGTGAAAACAGTGTTGAAGAAAGCTACGTAACTATCAAGTTTAATCAAGACCAAAACGTTTATGAATTACCACAAGAAATTATTGAGGTAAGAAAAATTTATAGACGCAGTGTTGGTAGTAGATTAGGCGGTAGTGCCGATGGCGGCAGTTTGTTTGAACCTTTTAACCTAGCATATACAAATACATATTTGTTAGCAGGTAGCGGTATAGGTGGCCTTGCAACTTATGATTTTTTTGCACAGCAACAAGAATTAGTAGGACGTATGTTTGGATCATTTATTGAATTTAAATGGAATCCAACAACTAGTAAATTGACTATACTTCAACGTCCGAGGGCAGAAGAAGAAGCATTGTTGTACTGCTACAATTATCGTCCTGACATGCAACTACTATCAGACTATAAAGCAAGTCAGTGGATAAAAGATTACACACTAGCAAGTTGTAAATACATGCTAGGAGAGGCACGTAGTAAATTTGCTACTATTGCCGGACCTGGGGGCGGAACATCGTTAAACGGCGATGCACTCAAAGCCGAAGCACAGCAAGAAATGGAAAAACTAGAAAACGATCTAGCAATGGCTGTTGCAGGCGGCACAGGTTACGGATTCTTGATTGGATAACATAAAAAAAATTATTGCCGGAGGATGTAGTTTTACAGCAGGATCTGAATTATCAGATTGGGATGCTGCACGACCTACAGTAGGAATTCTAAAACCTCGCAGTAATTTTACATGGGCCAATTGGGTACAAAAAAAATTATTTAAAAACGCTACTGTAGATAATACTGCAATACCAGGAACAGGATACGGCTCGTGTGTTAGACGAGTAATATATCAAACCAACAAAATGCTAAAATCATACAAACCAGAAGACATAGTTGTATTGATAATGTGGACAAGTATTTTACGTATAGAATATCCTAGAATAAACGATATTTCTACCAGTCAAGATCATGAAGATAGATTTTGGACCTCACTTCCTTCTGATGGAGACGGGCAAACTAAGATGTGGTCAAAAAAAGTAACATTAGAACGTAGACAGTTGATATCAGATGAATATCTTACACGCACAGTACTAGAATTTTATACTAGACGTGCTACTGCTGATAATCATATATATTATCCTTTACAACAATTAGAATATCTTACAAGTTGGCTAAAAGCAAATAATGTTAAATTTTATTATACGTGTGCTTTCAATGATTTACTAAGTCTAAAACATCATTATCCTAATATTTTTATCGAAGATATGAAACAACGATTAGATTTATATAATATTGTGCATACCGAAGAGAATCTAGGATTTTATGATTGGGCAAAGAAAAATAATTATAAATGTGGCAAAGAGTCAGATCATCCGTTGGAAGCAGCACACGAAAAATGGGCAGATTTATTTTCTAAATATATTATTGACAAAAACAAGACAATATAGTATATTAAATTATGCGTAAAAAATTATTGGTAATTGGTCACGGACGTCACGGCAAAGATACCGTGTGTGAAATTTTAAGAGACAAATATGGTTATAGTTTTGAAAGCAGCAGTGCTTTTTGTAGTAAACTTTTTATCTATGACTTGTTAAAGAAAAAATATAACTATGACAGTGAAGAAGAGTGTTATTCTGATAGACACAATCATAGAACCGAATGGTACAATGCTATTAGTGATATGAATGCAAAAGATGCTGCAACATTAGGTAGAGCTATTTTTTCAGAACACGACATTTATTGCGGACTAAGAAACAAGCGTGAATATTTTGCAATGCGTAATACCAATGTTTTTGATTATGCTATTTGGGTTGACCGTAGTGACTATTTGCCTAAAGAATCTACAGACAGTATGACACTAGAACCGTGGATGGCTGACTTTTATATTGACAACAATGGAACTCTTGCTGACTTGGAGTTTTGGGTAGACGAACTGTACAAAGGCCAGTTATATACGTAGATAACCCCTCAAAACCGCTATTTTACCCTAGATCTGCTAAATAATACTATAATAACATTGTTTAGGAGAACAAAAAAATGGCATTAGTATCACCAGGTGTAGATGTCCAGGTAATTGACGAGAGTTTCTATACTCCGGCTGAACCAGGTACAGTACCTATTATATTTGTCGCTACTGGCGAAAATAAACTAAATGGTGCAGGAACAGGAATTGCTCCAGGTACCACAAAAGCAAATGCCGGAAGACCATACCTACTTACTTCCCAGCGTGAACTAGTAGATACATTTGGTGATCCGACATTTTATGTAGATAATAACAACAACCCAATCCACGGCGGAGAGCAAAACGAATATGGATTGCAGGCTGCATACTCATATTTGGGTGTAAGCAACAGAGCGTATGTTGTACGTGCAGACATTGACCTAGCTGCATTGAATGCAAGTTCAACTGCTACAACTGCTAATCCTGCAGATGGAACATATTGGTTAGATACTGCAAATAGCAGATACGGAATTTTTGAATGGGACGGTAGTGCTGTCTCTCTTGCAAACACTACAGGACAAAGTTTTACAAATAAAACACCTATAGTTATTACAGATTCGACTAAAGTTGTAGGCGGCGGCGATTACACACCAAAAACAAGTGTTGGTGCTGTAGGCGATTACGCACTAGTAGTTCTTACAACAGTTCCTACATTGTATTATAAATCACCAGGCAATGGCTTGATTGCAGCAGGCACATGGGTAACAGTAGGTAGTGCAAACTGGAAAGCAAGTTGGGCAAGTGTAACTGGTACAGCAGATGTTAGCGGTACTCCATTTACACCAGGTGATACTCTTACAGTAAACGAAACTGACGGTACAACACTAATTGCAACTTTCCCACTAACTGCTAATACAGCAGCACAATTTGCAGTTGATTTTAACACAGCATTAGCAGGTACAGGTATACGTTGTAATGTAGAAAACAACAGAGTTGTATTTTACAATGATGGA